ACGCGATTCACCCGAACGATGCTGGTCACGCTTTTCTCGCCGGCCGGCTGGCGGACGATATCCGGCGGATTTTGGGTCAATGGTAGGCGGGAGCAACCGATGAATGCCCATCTGGGTCAAAGTCGCCGCCTCCCTTGGTCCATTGTTGTTGGGCGCCTTGGTTACGATCGCGTGGCAGAACAGCCACGCGCTCGCCGTGCTGTCGCTCAACGTCGAGCACCTTCGACTGGATCTCGCCAATACCCGCGCGTCCCTGGAGCCGGGGCGGACTTTCATGCTGCGGATCGAGCAGAACGAAAAACAACTCGACCATCTGCGCGAACTGGTCGAGGCGCGGCTGGTTTGTCCGCCAGGGGCGCCGCGTCAACCATGAGGAGAGACTGAAATGGCATCGAAACCGCACAGCGACACCGAAACGATCCATCACACCGGGCGGTCGAACAGCGTCACCGGGGCGGCGTTCGTATCCCCGCGCACGACCGAGGAACTCACGCAAATGGCGGCGGGCTCGGTCGGCGCCCAGATCATCCTCGATTACAACGGCTCGGGATCGCTTGGCGCGCGTGGTGGCGCGGGCGCGACGATGGAAGAGAACACCGCCGCCAGGGACGCGCACTATGTGGCGCTCGGCCTCGACCCGGTCGCGCCCTCGGGGCCGCCCACGGCGCCAGACCCAGCGGGGGCTGTCAGGGCCGCCGGGGCGCCGATGGGCCGCGCCACGCGCATCTCCAGCCTCGCGGCGGGCATCATCACCGGAGATCCCGGCACGACGCCGCCGCCACCCGGCAACGGAACTGGCGGCACGACGGCACCGGTCAACCGGGACGTGCCCCACGTTGGCCAGTCGGGCGATACGCTCAACTGCACAATGGGTAATTGGGAGGGGGAACCCACGAGCTACGGATACCAGTGGAAGATCGATGGGGCGGTCGCGGGCACCGATAGCGCGACCCACACGGTCACGGCCGCCGACGTCGGCAAGGCGGCGACGTGCGTGGTGACGGCGACGAACGCGCATGGCTCGACGGCCGCGCCGCCTTCGAACGACGTCACGATCGCCGACCCGGCCACGGCGGGCGGACAGTCGCGGTCGAAGAAGTAAGTAGATAATAACTATGTCCGATCTAATCACACATGTTATAATAACGAAGCCCGGCGGCGCGCGAACGCCACCGGGCTTCTCACCCTCACCACTCATGCAAGGAGCGGTAATGGCTAAGCCACGTTTAGACGATTGGCCCTCAGCGGAGCAATTCCGCGTCATGTTGGACTACGATCCTGACACCGGTATTTTGACCTGGCGTCATCGGCCAGATCGCCTTGTGCAATGGAATGCGAAATGGGCAGGGAAACAGGCCGGAACATTTGACGACGGCACCGTAACACTACGGATAAAACGAAGGCCGTATAAAGCCCATAGAATTGCGTGGTTGTTGGTTCATGGGGAAATCCCGGAAGCCGACATTGACCATATCAATGGTGATTGGCGGGACAATCGCATTGCGAATTTGAGGCTTGCTTCGCGGTCTCAGAATAATTGGAATGCCAGGCTGGCGAAGAACAACACATCTGGGTTCAAGGGAGTCACCTGGGATAAGAAGGCTGAATGGTGGAAGGCTCAGATCCATTACGACAAATCCCCGCACTTCCTGGGGTATTTTAAAACGCCAGAACAGGCTCATGACGCTTACCGCGAAGCAGCTATCCGGCTTCGTGGTGAGTTTGCGAGGCTCAAGTGACAATCAGTGTTTCTGAGTTGGCCGAGCGGGTGCTGCGGCGTCTCAACGTCACCGTGGTGCCGATCGACGATAGTCCGCAGTTCAACGAGCGGGTGCCGGCCGCCACCATCGCGACGATGGCGCTCGTGGAGCTTGGCGTCATCGCCTCGGACGAGCCGCCGATCGCGTCCGACCAGACGTTGGCGCTCGACAAGCTGCTGAGCGTCCACGCGGCCCTCGACGCGCAGCGTCTGGTCTGGTGGGACAGCAGCGCCATCCCGCGCGCGTTCGTCGAGGACTACACAAAACTCACGGCGGCGCAGGCGGCGTCGAGCTTCGGCAAGGCCGTCGATCCGGCCACCGTGGCGCTGTTCGAGGGGCGCGTGCGGCGGGGCGCCATGGGCATCGCCTCGCACGACCTCGCGGTCGAGGCGGTCATGGCGGTGCACACCGACCTCGTGGCCAAGGGCATCGCGCGGTGGACGAGCATGGACATCCCCGAGATGGCGGCGGGATCTTATGAGGTTCTGGCGGCCGCCGACCTCGCGCCGAAGTTTCCCCCCGCTGAAGTGAAACCGAACGAGGTCGCCCAGGCCATGCGGACGCTGTTCACCGTCACCGCGCTGCCGACGTCCGGCGAGCGCATGGTCGCCGAATATTTTTAGTGATGATGCACCCTCGCAAACACACCAAACACTCTGGCAGAGGTGGCGGAATAACATGATCATTGAGATTCTTTTCGTGGTCGTCATGTTCCTGTGGCTGCTCACGATCCTGCCGCTGCCGCCGATGGCGCCGTTCGCATCGAGCAACGTCTTCTTCGCGTTCGTCGCGGTGCTGCTGCTGGGACTGTTCATCTTCCTGCCGGGGATACGGTGAGCGATGACCACCTTCGCCCTCTCGCTGCCGCTCGATCGCATCTCCCCCGTGCGCGTGCCCACGCGCGATCTGGTCCTGGGCAGTACCGATAGCGTCACGTTGATGGTCTCCATCGTCGATCGCGACAGCCCCGACGCGCTGCCGATCGAACTGTCCGGCGGCATCGGCGGTCCGGCGGTCTCCCTGTTCGTCTGGCCCGACAGCAGAGGGTGCCACGGTCCGAACTTCGGCGGCTGGGGGTGCGGCAACTGGGATTATGGTTGGGGCGGCTGGTACAGCGGCGGGGTGGTCGGGCCTGGCACGACGCTCTGGACCGCCACCGCCACGATTTACGACATGGCCACCGGCACGTTCCGCATCCGCGTCCCCGCCGGGACCCTGAGCGCCTGGCCGCACCGCTGCCGCTGGGCCGTGTTCTTCGACGCCGAGGGCGGTGGCGAGGCCGAGCTGCTCGCCGAGGGCCGTTTGCACATCCGCCCGATGCTCTCACGCGTGATCGACCCGCTGATCCTGCTGACCGATCCGAACCCGGCGGTGCTGACGGACGCGGAGGAGGCGATCTTCCTCGCCGGAGCGCCGGGCTCTTCTCCAGGCGCGGCGTCAGGCGCGTCACCTCCCGGCACGTTGCCTCCCGGCGCGATTTCAAGCGCGTTGCCGATCGCCACGACCACCACTCTGGGCGGCGTCAAAACGGACGGCGTCACGACCAGAACGGATCCATCCGGGGTTTTAACCGCGACATTGGGGTGAGACCATGACCACGACGACAGGCACGTTCCCCGGCGTTCGCATCTACGACCTGCCTGATCTGGGCGTGGTGACCGACACGACCTCGTTCGTCAGCGAAAAAGCCGGGTCGGGGCGTATCTCGGCCCTGGCGCTGCGAGATTACATGGCCGGTATCGTTGCCCCCGCCCCCGGGCCAGGCGGCGGCCTGCCCGAGGCGCCGCTCGATGGCCGCTATTATGGCAGGCAGAGTGCCGCATGGCAGCCGGTGGCACCGATTGTTTCGCCGGCCCTGACCGGAACGCCAACCGCGCCCACGGCGCCGACCGGAACCAGTAACACGCAACTCGCCACCACGGGGTTTGTATCGGCATCAGTTAGCGCCGCCGGATCGATCACCGAGGCGCCCTCGGATGGCGGGTATTATTCCCGTCGTAACGCGGACTGGGCACTCACGCCGAGCGGCCAATCGACGGTCGCCTCCCTTCCTCAACTGCGCGCTCAGACTTCCGCGACCGCCGAGTATATTTACGTCCAGGGCTACCACGGCCCAGGCGACGGCGGCGGCGGCGACTACGTGCGAGGCGCGGACGGGGCCGACAACGGCGGCTCGATCATCGTCACCGGCAACGGCACCTTCTATCTCCAGACCTACGGCCATCCGGTCTCCGTGCGCCAGTTCGGCGCCCTGGGGGATGGGACCACCGACGACTCGGTGGCGTGCCAGCGCGCGCTGGATTCTTCCCTCGATGTCGTCTTCCCCGCCGGGCCGCAGGGCGACCCCGTGACCTACAGGTTGAGCAACTCACTCTATCCGCGTGTCGGAGCTACGATCAGAGGGGCGGGGAGCGGCTCCGTCACGCTGTTACAGACCGCCAACTTCACCACCATCTGGTTCGGCACCGGTTCACCGGCGAAATTCGGCAACTTCAACATCTCCGGCTTTACCATCCGAAGCGCCGTCGGCGGGAACATCGGACTGGTGAGCATCCTTTACAGCGATGTGACCATCAAGGACATGGTGTTCGCCGGATGCACCACGGCCTCGGTGCATATCGATGGCGGCTATAACATCCTCGTCGAGAATTGCGTTTCCATTCCGCACTTCGCGGGGAACCTCAAGGCGGGTCGCTACGAGGCCACCAGCACCGACACGGGCAATTATTGTTTTTATCCGACCTTCCGGGATTGTCGTGTACAGACGGGAGAGGTTGAAAACCCAGGGGGGAGCACTCCAGGCGCGGCCACTCCTTGCGTGAGTTTCAATCGCGTGATCGGCGGCCTGATCGAGAACTTCATCGGTGAGCGGCTCAATTGGCCGACACCGAACAGCGTCGTCGGCATCCAGATCCAGGGCGACTGCCAGGGCGTCAAGATCATCGGTGGCGTGACGTTTGGCGCCAGTTACGGCGTCGTCATGTTCGCGGACGCGGCCTCCGCCGCCGCGCCGGGGTATATCGTCGTGCAGAACCACGACGTTGACGCCTGCTACACGGGTGGAATCAGCGTGAACGGCGCCGGGGCGAAGGTGTGCGCCGACATCATCATCACGGATTGCGTCATCACCGCCGAGCAGCTCATGAGCTGCATCGGTATCACGGTCGGCACGACGCTCCGGTTGATCGTCAAGGACAACATCCTGGATCAGTACCAGTTCACCCAGACCGGCGACGGCATCCAGATCTCCAACACGAACATGGCTTTGATAACCGGCAACATCCTGACCAACCTGCACACCGCCTTCGGCATGGTGCCGTCCTGCGTCAACACGCAGTTCACCGGCAACATCCTTCAGGGCAACGTCAACAACGTGGTCGGCGACATGTCGGCCAGCGGTACCGGCACCAACATGATCCGAGGCAACACCGGGGCCTACTCGTGGACGTTGCCCCACGGGACGCCCGCCATTCCGGCATCCGGCGTTTACATACAGAACACCACGGGCCTCGACGTCATGGTGCATGTCTACGGCGGCAACGGGGTGACCATTGGGGTCAACGGCACGAGCACCGGCATCCTGTTTTCGCCGCTGGGTGGCGAACCCAAGGGGGGCAGCGCGTTCCTTCCCGCGAACGGAACGATCGGCGTCAATTACGCGACGGCGCCGACATGGATCTGGATACCGGTCTGATGACCTATAAGTTGAGATATTCGGACTATCCGGGCTCCGCCGGGCCGCCGGATCCGGAACGGTGGGTTGGGCCGCCGGGGCCACCGGGGCGACCCGGCCCCGAGGGCGATCCGGGTGCGCCGGGTGCGCCGGGTGCGCCGGGAACCTCCGGCACGGACGCGAGCGTGATCAACGTCCTCGATCACGGCGCGGTGGGTGACGGCGTGACGGATGACACCACGGCGATCCAGATCGTGCTGAACACTTATGCGGGTAAGGCCGTGGTGTTCATTCCCGATACAGGTTCGCCGTATATGACCAGCGGCCTTGTCCTGTCGTCCGGCGCGGACTTATCGCTGAACGGTACGATCAAACTGAAGGCAGCCAGTAACGGCGCCACACTCTACGCCAACGGGCAGTCGAATATCATAATTCGAGGCCATGGATGTATCGATGGGAATGGTGGCGAGCAAGTGTTCAGCGGGAACGCCCCCTCCGGCCTTGTCATGGATGGGTGCGGCAATATCCGTATATCGGACGTGACAGTCCGGAACGCGCGGCTCTGGAATTTGAATATCGTCGCCAGCACTGATGTTCTGGTCGATCACGTCTCTTTACTCGGAGGTTTCATCGCCAATGAGTTCTCGCGAAGCGACAGGTGCTGGCTGATGAACTCTTATGTCCATGGACCATCGCTGGATGAAGGATTTTCTTTCTACGGGGGGGTCACCGATTCCGGCGCCATCGGCAACGTGATCACGAACGCCGGACAGGATGGCTTCAATGTACTGTGCGACGCCGCGCAAACGGCGCCATGCCGGAATATAACGATATCCGATAACATTTGCCACGGCAATGGTGGCAGCGGCATACAGGTCAACCGGGGAGTTGGCGGAACCGGTCAGCATGACGGCCTCATGATCTCCAACAACAGGATTTATGGCAATAATCTGAATGACGTGGATGGCGCCGTGGAATTATATGTGAATTACGCGATCGATGTCATCATCAGCGACAATATGGTATCCGGCGACGGCACTTTCGCCTGTGTTTACGGCATCAGGACGGATGCCGCCGTGACGAACGCGGCCATTACCGGAAATATGATCCATAACATCGGCGGCGTGACGCGCCCCGGTACGGGTCTATGGATAGACTCAGCCAATATCGTGAACGTCAATGGCAACACATTCCACGATCACAGGTCCACTCCATACATGACGGGAATAGGGGGCGCCACTGGGGCGGCGAACTCATTTACAGGTAATTTGTTCGGATATCTCGCGGCGACAATCAACTTCGGCAGCACTCAGCCTGATGCCGTTTTCGCCAATTCCATAAACGGGAAGTTGTCGATGCTGAATCTGCGAACCAGCGCCACCGGCCTCGTCGCGGGCGACGTGTGGCGTAACGGAACCGTACTGAACATCATTTAAACAGGAGTCCGTCGTGCATCCGACCGATAAATTGATTGTGACCCTGGAGGCACCGCCATGAGCGTCACGACAGGCACGTTCCCCGGCATCCGCATCTTCGACCTGCCGGACCTGGGCGCGGTCAGCGACACGTCGTGGGTTGTCGGCGAACGCGCCGGATCGGGACGGTTCAGCACGCCGGCGATGCGCGACTATGTGACGAGGAGCTTCGTGCTCGCGACGATCGCCGCGTTGCGCGCGCTCAATTCCGCCGCGCCCATGGTCTTCGTTCAAGGCTACTACGCCGGCGGCGACGGCGGCGGGGGCGCGTATGTCCTGGGGGCGGCGGCGGCGGATAACGGCGGCTCGGTCATCGTGTCGGCGGGCGGCACCTATCGCCTCCAGACCTACGGCCAGCCGGTCTCGGTCAAACAATTCGGGGCCAGGGGCGATGGCGCGACCAACGATACCGCCGCCATCAACGCGGCCATCAACGCGGGAACATCCATCGTCATTCCAGCCGGTGTCTACCTGACCACCGATCCGCTGTATGTCACTCACGACGGCACCCATATCGTCGGTGCCGGACGCACCTCCACCCGCATCGTCTCCAACTCCGGCACGGCGCCGGTGATCTCGCTCGCCACCAACGTGACCAGTGTCGTGATCGAGCACCTGACAATCGACCGGAACCTGACCGCCACCGATGGCGCGGACGGGATAAGCGCCCCGACTTTCGTGCAGTTCTGCCGGCTCTCCAATCTGATCGTGCAGCATCAATGGAAGGGCCTCCGGCTTGGGCCAACGGGATATTCCTTTATCGAAAACGTCACCTCGTGGCTTAATCTGGACGACGGGTTCTACTGGACCAACACTCCGACAAATGGAGCGTTGCAATGGTCGCTCGCCAACTGCCTTTCGACACAGAACGGCGGTCGCGGATTCTATTTCACCGCCACCGGGGGCGGTCCCGATCGGATCGCGCTCGGGGAGATGGTCAGTTGCAGCACCTACGCCAATACCGGCACCGGGTTCGCGGCCAGCGGACTGCCCGATTGCTCGCTCAACGGCATACGATTGACCGGCGGTTTCTTCGGTGGGGATAACAACGACGAGGTCTATCTCGACACTTATGGCGGCGAGCATAAGCTCATAGGTGTATTCACCGAACTGGCCGGAACGTCACCGACCGGGCCGACCATGGCCACTCCGCCGTCTCATGTCGGAGCCGGGTTCTTTTTCACGCCCAACAATTTCGATGTGGCGTGTTCCAATTGTCATGCGGAGGGACATTCGAACAGCGGGTTCATAACCAGCGCCGACGAGGCTCAGTTCAACGGATGCAAGGCCATCAACAACGGCGCGTCAGCGGCCGCCGACCGGGCGGGGTTCTTTCAGATCGCCGGTCTGGTGTCTTTCTTCTCCGTGCGTGCCGGCAATAACCGGGGAACCACCTCACAGCAGCATGGGATTTACCTGACCGATGTGACCGGTGGTGGGCTGGTCTGGGGCGCCGACCTCACCGGAAACAGCACGGCGACGCTGACGGTCACGGCGGGCGGTACCAATAACCTTACCCTGGGCGGTGTGGTGCCCGCCGGTAGTCTCTTGTTGCCGCACGGCGGTATCGATGTCGGCAATGCCACCGGGGGCGTGGTCGTGGGCGGCATCAATGTCGCGGTGGACGTCTATAAGAACAACACAGCCTATGCGAATCCCTGATGTCCGATAGCGCGACGCTCCAGGCGCTGCATCCCCAAGCAGGGGCGTGTGATATGGCAACACATTCCACAGGAAGAACTGAGTCGTCTGCCGAACCTGAAATACGTAGTTGCATTAGGGAACTACGCGCTGGAAGCTTTAGTCGGGACCACTGGTATTACCGACAAACGGGGGAGTGTGTTCCCTTTGGTCATCGGTGGACGGGTGGTGAATGTGGTGTGCACCTTCAACCCTGCACATGTTATGCGCGAGCCACGGCGAATCCCTGATGTCCGATAGCGCCACTCTCCAGGCACTACAGCAGGCACTCAAGCCAAAGGGCGGGATGCAGCGCATCCCGTTCCCGCTGGAGAGCTATGAACATCCAAGCCTGCCTTTAGTCGCGAAACGGTTGATTAATCTGATGAGTGAGCAGCAGCCGGCCGACGCGCTCACGGCGGCTGCCCTCGTCTCGACGCCGGCCCTGGTGCCGTATCTCGTGGTCGGCGACGGGCCGATCCTGGCGATGAACGACGACATGGTCGGCGTGCTCTATGTCGTTAGTGGAACAAAGTTCTACCGCGTGCGGTTTCCGGGCGGCGCACCGGCCGTGGAGATGCTCGGGGACGTCGGCACCGCCAACGCCGGATCGTCGCCCTGGAACTCATTCCCGACCATCGCGGCGGGGCCACTGGCCGCCGTGGTCTGCGTGGCGCCCAACGCGTGGACGTGCGGGCACTTCCCCGGCGATCCGCTGACCCAGGTCACCGATCCCGACTTCCCCGGCGCGTCATCGGTTTGTTACGTTGACGGATATTTCGCGTATTCCTCGACGGGCGACACGGCGAAGTGGTTCATCTCGCGGTTGGCCCATCCGTCGGACTTCGAGGAACCGGACAGGGCCTCCTCCGACGCCACGGCGAACATCATCCGCCGGGTGGTCGCGCATCGCGGCCAGGTTTGGACGGTGGGCGAGAATGGTTTCGAGATTTGGTATGACAGCGGCAACGCCGACTTTCCGTTCCGGCGCGTGACCGGTGGGGTGATCAATGGCGGCACGGGCTCGCCGCAATCGGTCTGCCGGGCCGACAGTTCGGTGTTCTGGGTGGGCCTCGACGGCATCGTCTACCGAGCCAACGGCTACACGCCGAAACGGATCTCGACGCACGCGATCGAGGCCATTGTCGGCGTGCAGTCGATCGGTCTCGTCGGGCTGACGCATTCCTATCGCGGGCACCTGTTCTATTGCCTGACGACGGCGGACAATCGCACGCTCGTTTACGACATCGGGACCGGCGTCTGGCACGAACGATCGACCAGCACCAACGGCTCCGGGCCATGGCGGGCGAACACCGCCGCCACCGACAACAACTCGCTCCATTTGTTCGGCGACCGCGCCTCCGGGCAGCTCTACACGCTGGCGATGGCCGCGAACGACGCGGGCGTGGCGGTCATCCGGCAGGCGACGTTGCCGCCCCTGGTCGTCAGCAGCGTCCGGGGCGCACGCGCGTTCTGCAGCCGGGTGGAGGTGGAGATGGAGGTCGGCGGCGCGCAGACGCCGGGACCGGTGCTCCTCCAGTGGTCCGACGACGGCGGGCGCTCCTGGAACGCGGGGCGCACCATGTCGGCCGGCGTTGCCGGCGATTATCGCCATCGGGTGTTCACCACGCGCCTCGGCTCGTTTCGCGAGCGTGTTTTCCGGCTTACAACGCACGGGTTGACCAGATTCTATGCCATGAGTGCGGATATCACGCCGGGAGCGCACTGATGTCCGCGACCATGACATCGCCCACGCGGCTGGAGCCGCCCGTGCAGGAGCCGATGCTGGACGAGGCCGGCATCATCAGGCCGGTCTGGGCGCAGTGGTTCCAGGCGCTCGCCGACCGGCAGGCGACCGGCAACGCGGGCTCGGCCAGGACCGGCGAGGTGATATCGGACGGCTCGGCCGTGATCACGGGGACGTTCGATCCACCGTTCACACGGGCGCCCATCATCTCGCTCTACGACGCGGCGAAGACGCTGGTGGCCATTACGAGCGTTGTCGCCGACGCCGTGGGCTTCACCGCGACGGCGCCGATCGCGACCACTGCCTACACCTGGGTAGCGGTGGGATGAGGAACTTCAGACTGATTCACACCGGTCTTGATGTTGCGCCGATCCTCGCGGAACTCGACGCGGTCCCTGAGTGGGGCCAATACGGTGAGCGCAAGGAGCGCGAAGGTACCGCGCACGGCGCTCTCGAAGCTGATTTATGGATCAGATATTTCGCGCCCGATACGCTTAAGGAGCCGGAGGACTACAACCGGCCCGGCCAATGCGTGTTCTATCCAGTGTGGGACAAATTGCCGTCAATCCATCGGCTCACCTGGGGATTGATGGCGTCACAGAGGGCCGTGGAACTCGGCGGCATACTCTGCACACGATTGCCCCCAAATGGTTGTATCGCGCGCCACAGCGATCAGGGCGCGTGGCATGCTGAACGCTATAACCGAAAGTGCTACGTGGTATTGCAGGCCAACGCGCGCTGCGTGGTCGAATGCGACGGCGATGAACAGGTGTTCCGCACAGGCGAGATATTCGAGTTCGATAATTTGGCGCCGCACTCGATGACAAACGGTGGTGTCACCACGCGAACCACATTGATCATATGTCTACGGGTGGAAGAATGAAACGCGCGGAGAAGCAACCCGTCACCGAGGCGCTGACGATCTTCGAGGGCATATACTGCAAGGTTTACACCGTGCCCGATGCGGAGACGTTGTTGCCACAACACGCCCATCGATACGGCCACGTAACTGCCGTGACGTCGGGCGCGGTCAGGGTGTGGCAAGATGGGCGGTTACTTGGTGACTTCCGCGCGCCGTCGTTGATTTCCATCCCGGCGCATATGATGCACTCGTTTCTGACCCTGACGCCGGGTGTGGGCCTGATGTGCATCCACAACGCCGACCATGCGGACCCGGATGGCGGGCCGCCGATCGCCGCCGAACATCACCTGGAACTGGAGGACTGAGCCATGCCGTGGGCAGTAGCCGCAGCCGGTGTCTCCGCCGTTGGTGGGATCGCCGGTTCATTGATTCAATCCAAAGCCTCGAAGGACGCGCAATCGGCCGCCAACGCGGCGCAACAGGCGGCGGAAGAGCGGGCGCGTCAGGATCTGCTGCCTTACAACACGCAAGGCCAGGCCGGGCTGACGGCATCCTCCGATCTGCTCGGATTGAACGGGCCGGATGCCGCGACCGCCGCGAGGGGCAGGTTCCAGACCTCGCCCGGCTACCAGTTCGCGTTTGACCAGGGCCTGCGGGCGGTGGACGCTGGCGCGGCGGCGAGCGGCATGCTGCGCTCCGGTGCCACGCTGAAGGCGGAACAAACCTTCGGCACCGGCCTCGCCGATCAGGAGTTCACGAACTACTACAACCGGCTCTTTAACCTGGCCAACCTGGGCGAGAACGCGGCGGCGAAAACCGGTGCCAACGCGATCCAGACCGGCCAGGGCATCGCGGGCACGGATGTCAGCACCGGAGCGCAGGAGACGAGCATTTACGGGAACGCGGCGAAGGGGATCGGCAGCACCGTGAACACTTTGTTCAATAATCCGCAGTTCCAGAACTGGTTGAGCACCGGGGCCAAATCCACCGGATCGGACCAGACCTTCACCAACCCGATTGGCGGCCAGACCTACACCTCATCTACCGACCCGAATCAGAACTGGCAGGTTTAAGCCATGCCGACCTTTTCCTCCGCCCAGGTCACCGATCCGTTCCTGTCCACCAACGAGCTACTGGCGCCGATGCTCGCGTACGCGGAGAGAGACTCGAAACTGGGCAACCTCGATATCAACCGGCAAAGGCTCGGCCTTGAGTACCAGAAACTCGCGCAGCAGCGGGAGGCCGGGGCGGCGCTGCTCGGCGGAGGCGATGCCGGAGGCGGTGGAGCAGCTCCTCCGCCGGCCGACAGCACGCCATTCGAGCAAAAAATGGGCGCGGCCGAAGGCGGCGGGACAGCCGACAAGGTCAACGACGCGGGGTATGCCGGGCAATTCCAGTTCGGCGCCGGTCGCCTCGCGGACCTCGGCTTCTACACGCCGGCACCGGGGGAAAACCTCAAGGCGAACGAGTGGAAGGGCAAGTTCAACATCGCGCCTTACAGCGTGGCGACGCTCCAGGACTTCCTCAACAATCCGGCGGCGCAGCATGCCGCGTTCGTCTCGCATGTCGCGGATATCGACAAGACGATCGACGCCACGCCCGGCGCGGACAAGTTCGACCGCAACGGCCTGCGGGCGGTCGCGCACCTGGGCGGCACGGCCGGGATGCAGGCGTTCGTGGCGGCCGGCGGCAACCTGAACCGGCACGACAGCAACGGCACGACGCTGAAGAACTACTATCAGCGGTTCGCGGACGGCGGCCCCGCGTCGCTCCAGAAGGCGTTCGGCTCCGTTCACGGCCCTGGCGGCCCGTCCTCCGATCTCCCGGCCGTGCAGCCGGGCGGCAACGTCGGCACGGCCTGGGTGGGCCCCAACGCGCCGGTCACGGCTTCTCCGGTCCCTTCGGCACCGTTCAATCCCAATGCAGGGCCGAGGGTCGCGGGCGCGCCGCCGGCCGGAGCGCCTGGCCCGACCGTCACGGGGCAGGCGGATGTCCCCGCTCCTGTTACCCCGAGTCCGGTCGCGCTGCGGACCGGCGGAACGGACTTCGCCGGACCGGGCGGCGGGCCGGTCACCATGGGGCCGGTCGAACAGCCGAATACGCTGTATCAGACGGGCCTGCCTGGCGTCTCAATCAGGGGGCCTGGGAACGCCCTGGCGCCTCCGGTGGCCGCCGCGCCCGTCTCGGCACCGGCCGCCCCCGTCACGGCTCCCGCGAGCGCCGCGCCCCCCGGCCGGCCACCGATCCTTCAGCCGCCACCCGCACCCTCCCGCGTCATCCCGATGGAGCCGCTGATCCAGTCCGGCCCGGCCGCCGGTCTCACCGACAGTCAACGCAGGATTGCCGCCGCGATGATCACGGGCGGCACGCCGGTCGCCGATGTCGGCGCGCACATGGCGCAGTGGCGGCAACAGAACATCGCGGGCCAGCAACAGGCCGCGACGAACGCCGCGTTGGAGGCCCAGGCGAACTTCGAGCGGCAGAAATACATCCGGGAACAGCAGATCGAGGCCGAGAAGACGCAGTATCAGCGGCAACAGGACACGGAGACCGCCCGGCGAAACGCGGCGGCGGACGCGCGGGCGGCCGAAACGCAGCGTCTGGCGCAGGAGGCCGCGACGAGGGCGGTTGAGTCTCAGCGACTGGCGCAGGAATCGGGCGGGCGTGACACTCAACGGTTGGATCTGGAAAAAAAGAAATTCGAGCAAGGCTCCGATCAGACAGAGCGGGATGCCTACACGCTTCGCACTTCCGACCCGACAAGCCAGCAATACACCGACGCCTGGGCGCGCAAGAAATGGACGGTCGCTCCAAATGGCAACGTGATCGAGAACGACGTTTCGATGTATCCAGCGCCCTCCCGTTCGGTACAGCGGCCCTCGTTCCTGCCGGCGCCTACGCCGCAGGCGCTGGACGAGGTTCGCAAGGCCGACACCGACGCCAAAGTCATCACGTCCGGCATCGATCACTACACTGATGTATTTGCCGCGACCGGCGGCCAGAACTGGGGCGCCTACTTCGACAATCCTCGTTCACCACAGGCGCAACAATTGCTCGGAGCGTTCGACAGACTGAAAACCGTGCTGCGTAGTCCGGTATATTTCAATACGGGAGTATTGCAACCAGCCGAAATGGCAATGATGAAGCAGGATCTGGTATCTCCGGAGTCGTTGCGTGGATTGTTCGCTACGCCGCAGGCGCTCGCGACCCGACTTGGTGAAATTAAGCTTGCCATTTTGACCCGGCAGGACGCGGAACTTCGCTCAATCGGAAAGGACGGCGTGATCGTTCGAGATGCATCCGATTTCGCGAAGGTTCAGGATGGCGCCAGATATTATGATGAGGAAGGCCATCTCCACGTCAAGCCGGGGAGAAAGTGATGGCCGAGGAGAACAAGCCCTGGCTCAATACGCCGATCATCCGGCCTTTGGTTCCGCCGTTGCCCACCCTTACATCCGATGCCTCACAGCAGGCGGCCATCGCGGAAGGTTACCCGGAGGCGTCCGTCGCTGCCTATCTGGATGAACACCCGATCGCGTTGCCGAAGACGGGATATGCGGATTACCGCGAGCCTGGGACGGATCTGACGGACATCGAGCCCCGTGATGGCGCGGTCACCCGCATCGTCGGCGCCATCGATGAAGGATTCCGAAAGGGGGCCTCGGCTGGCACGGACATCCAGGGGCAACCACTTCTCACCGGGCTTATGAGACAGGGTGGAGGCGTTCTGGGCGCCGTCGGAGGCGCCTTTGGTCAGGGGGCCTATGAAATCGGGAACCTGTGGTCTCCGGAGGCGGGCCGGGACACGTTCATGCTGGGACAGGTCATCCCCAACCTGGGCATGGCCATCCCGAAATTACCCGGCCCGCGCGCTCTGGCAAATGCCCCCCGTGCCAACTCCATGATGGAGGCGTTCGACCGGGCCGAGGCGACGCGCGCCGAGCAACCGTCGCGACCGCAACCGCCAGACCCGGCGGCCAGCGGCATCGCCAGGACTCAAGCACAAATCGGCTTGCGAGACGCGCCGCCGCCATCACCAGACATGACGGCGACACCAGCAGACCGTGCGCCAAGCTTCGTGCCTCGGGTCAATGTCGATCCGCTGACGGAGACAGCGACCACCACCCAGGTTCCGACCGACCTCCGGCTGCGCGCCGCCATCGAAGCCGTTCCCCCGGAAGCGCCGCCGGGCTTCGTGCCGCCCGGGGAACGCGGAGCGCCCGTGCAACCGGGTGCCGCCGGTCCCGCGACGATATCGCCATACGTGCCAGAGGCAGCCCCGACGGAACCGCCCGGCACCCAAAGCGTCGGCGCGGCGGCGTCGCGGGAAGGGACGCCAGCGACTGATATCGGACTTACGCCTGAGCAGGCGGCTCTGTATGGCTCGGTCGCCGACAAGCAATGGCTCTACAAATCCATGCAGCCGGGCGTGGCGGACAACACCGAGTACATCAAAGGCATTAATCCGACGATGGCGCAACGCGAGCAGACGGTAAACGCGGCGCGCGAGACAAAGACGGCGCGCAACCTGTCCAAGGAAGCCGATCAGGCGGAGCGCGAGCTACTCGACGAGCACAACACAATCCGGAAAAACGAATATCAGAACGTGGCCGGCTCCGATGTCACGCAGGGCATCGCCATCGATGCCGCCGACAAGAACATCGACGCGGCGCTATCAAAGGCATTCAACGCGGGCGGTACTGTCGATCCGGGGTCGATCGTCCGATCGATACAAACGGAACTGAGTGGACGGGCCGGCAAATTGCCGCCGGTTAAGGCGGTCATGAAGATCGTCGGTGACGCGCTCCAAAAATCAGATGGCAGCGGGCTGGAGACCGATCCGGTGCAAGTCTACGCCGTGCGCCGCGTCATCAATTGGCTGCAGTCGAAGAACGCCATAGCGGAGAACCCGGCATACGGTTCCAAAGACGTGCAAGCGGCGCTCATCCGCGTCAAAGGCGCCATCGACGACGCCGTTGAACCGGTGGCGCCCGGTTTTCGCAAGGCGCTCGCGGACTTCGCCGAGGCGCAACGCGCGATCGAGGCAAACGAGGCGCTCCAGAAAGCCGAGCCTAAGCTCTACGACGACAAGGGCAGGATGCAGTACAGCCGGATGCATCGATTTATGAACGAAGTCATTCAGTCGCGTGATCCCAGGGCGCCGCTCAACCCGTATCAGTCGTTCACCGAAGCGCAGATGAACCAGCTCAAGTCTCTCCACGACGATCTGTTGCGTGTATCCTCCGCCGAGGATCTGGCGCGGGCCAAGGGCTCGGATACCGCCATGAACTTCATGGACGCGATCAAGGAGGCAGCGCAGGGCTTGCCTGGAACGATTGCCGCCGGAGCGGCGGGCCACGTCATCGGGGGACCAGCCGGGATCGTCGTTGGCCCGATCATAAAGCAGGGCGTCCAGGGCGTGTTCACGCGCCGGGCCGAACGGGCCGCCACGGAAAAAATGGGACGCTTGCTGCGGCCGGACCCCGTTCAATATCCGACCCGGCCGAACCCGCTTTTCAATCCGGACACGGCGCCTTAACGATGAACATTTGGGGCAATGAAGGCGCAGAGGATTGCGAAGGCACAAACTCCGAAGAAAACCCCCGCTGTCCAGCGGCCGATGATGTCCGGCGGTCGTGGTTGCCATGGCCCGAGCGGCGGTGACGGCGTCCAGGTTGACGGCTCATAAGGCGGCGTTTGAGTCGGACGTGGCGGAGGTGGAGGCGGAGGCGGTGGTGGCGTGGGTTCAGGCTCAGGTGATGCCCATGGCGGGGCGCCACCCAGATAAACCGTCTTTCCCTGGATCATTTCCTCCCACGTCAGTCCGAGCCGCCTTCTGAACGCCTCGGCCTGGAGAGCCGCCGAGGCACGCTCGCCGGGGTGCTCGCTGCCCAGCATCCCCAGTATCCGCGCGAGGCGGGCTCGCTCGGCGCTCATGGCTTGCGCCGCTCGTTTTCGAGCTTCGTGATGCGTTGGCTCAGTGTCAGGTTTTCGCTCAACCCGTAGAGCACGTGCCCGCGCGTATCGTCACTGTCAGCACGCAGCGCGGTGAGTTGGTCGAGCACCCGATCAAACTGGTCGTTCATGCGCGCCATCAAGGCATCAAACCGCGCGTCGATGGCATCAAATCTGGCTTTCGTGTCTTCGTCCATGTTCGCTCAAATCCTGTTTGTGGATGAGCGGCATCCGGGGTAACCTCATCACTCGGCAAGGGTCCCCGAAACCGCGCATCCGGTTTCCGCGTCCGGGTTGGTTCACAGCCAACCCGGCGCACCCGCCTATACTCCATCAGCGCACGCGGCGCATCTGCCGATCATGATGTCATGACGGCTCCGTCTCCGTCGTCGGCACGATGCTGACGTAGCGACTGCCCTCCCATGTGGCGTCGATGTGTCCGTCAGGCGTGGCTGTCGCGACGTGGACTCCGTCCGTTGTCCAGACCTTCACCGAGTTGTGCCCACGCGCGAGGTTTTTGGCACGGCGTAGCACGCACTCACGGAAGGCCGGATCGTGGATGACGAGCCTCACCTCGCCCCCACCACGACAATCTTCGCCGCCGCGTCGGCCTCCGCCAGCATCGCGCGGGGAATGGCGTCTGCCGCCCACCAATAAATGCCCACCAAAAGCATACCGATCAGAAGCGAGACGAACAGGCGCTGGCCAGCGGGTCCGGGCATCAGATTTCTCCATGTGAAGGATGGAAACCAAATTCCCGCTCGGCGTTCTTGCGAGCCGTGGCGGCGGCTTCGATGTCAGAAAATCGGCCAAGCAATATGGTTTTGCGGTTGACCCCAATGGTCGCCTGCCATTTCCCGTCCCTGGTGTTCCAGTGAACGCCGTTCACACCACTGGAATTATTCTTCTGACGTCTTTTGTGCCTTTGCTGCTCGACCGGCGTTGCCCACCGGCAATTCTTCGGTTCATAATCGCCGTTGTTGTCTTCACGTTCCAGCGAGTATTCCGGTCCCGGCCTCTCTCCCATGTCCGCGCGAAACGCGTTGAAATCGAGCCAGCGCTCACACACGCGAATGCCGCGCCCGCCATAAAGTTCATATCCTGGCTGTTCTGGATTTTGACAACGCTGGATCATACTTCTCCAAGCCGTATAGTATGACGTTTTGGACATGCCGTGTTTGGTCTGCCAATCACGCATTGAGCATGTGCACGACGAGGTTCTTCCAGACTTCAGACTGGTGCCAAGTATCTGCTTTTCGACACCGCAATCGCATAGACACAGCCATTTGTATTGATCTTCGGTCCCAGCCTTTTCCACGCGTGACAGAACCAAAAGGCGTCCAAAACGACGGCCAATGAGAGAGACGTGATTCCCCATCATCGGCTCCTTGGCTCATAGGCTTCGAGAGCGATCCGCTCGGCGACTTCCGCGCCAGTCATCCTCGTATGACTTTCCATCCGCTCCGCTTGCTCGGCCAGTTCCTCCAGCACGTTAGAAACGATCGCCTCGCCCGCCGGGTCGCACGGCACTCCCAGCATCCCGCGATACCGCCGGCGCATGCTGATCCACAGCGCCAGATTACGCAGTTCCTCACTCAGCATCGCGCGCCTCCTCAACCTCAACAGCCGCGCAGAAATCGGAAAGCAGTCGCAGCGTCGGCATATAGAGATCGCGGACGGCCCTCTTATGCAGTTCCGGCGTATCGGTCGCCGTGCGCATCCAACATGCCCGCAGTGTCGCGATACCCTCGTTGACGTCGGCCATCAGCAAATCCCAGTCGGGTTCACGCATCGCGCATCTCCCCCGATCGCTCCTTGATGCGGCCTTCCTCGCGCGCCTCGATGTACCATCCTTCGACGGCTTCCTGGATCACCTCGGCCAACGCCGTCACGGTGACCTTTCTGTTCTTCATCTCGCAGTCCGCGAGAAAATACTCAGCCAGAGCGTGAGACTTTGGATCAACCGGCATCCCGCGCCTCCCGCTTCAGTCGCCCAATCGCCGCCGTGGCCTCATAAAGGATGTCAGCGGGCGGCGGCTCGATGTGTCGCCGGCACCAACTCGTCAGCCTCTCGACGCGCAGGATGTCGTCGGCGCGGCGGTCCGACATCTGCTCCCGTAAATCGTCGATCGCCTCGGCCTCGGTGGCGCCCCAGCCGACCGGGCATGGCGGATGCGTGTCCGGCGCGCCGTCGTAGTCATCATCCGTGGCTGACCAGTCGCAGTTCCGTGCCGGTACGGGCTTGCGCCAAAATTCGGTGATGATCTTCATACCGCTCTCCCCGCCCTCTCGATCACGCGGTGCATGTCGGCCAACACTTCCTCGGCGCAGCCCAGGTGGAACGCCTCGCGGCCAATCCAGTCGGTGGCACCGTATTCGCCGCAAAGGCCGCACACAGGCTCCAGCACGCCGGCGCCGTCGCAAACCTCGCATCGCGTGCCGCCACCGGGATGGTTGCCGTGAAACGCCACACCATCCTCGCAGCGGCAGCAGGGTCGTGTTGACGACAATCCCAGGTTGTCGCACAGTTTCAAACTGTGACAACCGCATGACGCCATGCCGGGCGCCGAATAGTCATGCCTGGTGTCAAGTATTACCGCGCGATCAAATCGAGTAGAAAGGCAATTTACCTCTTGCTTCGATTGTGATGACAGGTAAAATCCACCACTCGCGCCTGGACTGCCACATTCACCGTCAGTGAAATACTTGGTGGACACGGGGAGCTTTGAACAATGAAGAATGCTGCGCGGCATCAATTGATTCCCTTCGATCGTGCGTCTGGATGGCAGATTGCCATCTCCAAACGCGACGGTCAAGGGAAAACCAGTGGCAAAATGCCATCGGCACAAATTATCCCGTTTCGGAAGGCGCGGAAATCAGCCGGCCGAGTCGCTACTTCTTCCCCGCTCGTCTCCTGGGCGAAGGATCGGTGCCGCCGCCCATGGCCGTGCGATTGTGATCGAGGAGCTCCGGGTGGGCTTCGATCAGACGCGCCGCCAACTCCCCGTCCACGCCCATGAGCGACCCCTTCAGTATATAGTCGGTCGACACACACAGGCGGTGGGATAGCTCAACCACCAGGAAAACCGTGGGTGAGCGGTCGCCGTCCTCGATTTTCTGAAGGGTCGTGCGATCCACGCGCAGATCCCGGCAAAACGCCGCTCGGTTGGGCTCGACCAGCAGGCGTGCCCACTGGATGCGTTTGCCGATCATTTTTTGCATGGCTGAATATGCCGCCGGTCGTTTTTCCTTCGCCACGTTCCGCTCTCGTTTGCCGAGCCGCAATCTGGCACGGCACGGAAGATCCCGGTGATGGCGGGTATCCGCATTGACAAGATGGCTACTTGCCATCAATCATGTGGGCATGAGCGACAAGGCCCAATTCCACGCCGCCCTGATCCGCCGCCTTGGTGGCAAGACGAAACTGGCTGAGGCCCTTGGCCTGGACCGGGGCTCGGTAACGCGGTGGCATGAGCGAGGCATCCCTTCGAAGTACTGGCATCAGGTCGTCAGGTTCGGCGCGGCGTTGCCCGAACCGGTCCTGGTGACGGCGGAAGAACTGGCCGCGACCAAGCCCGAGACGGTGCCCGCATGACAAGCGAGGAAAGACTCCGAAACTTTCAGAGGGGCCCCCGGTGCTGACGGCCACGACCTACAACGATGTGGTCCTCGGCTACATCAAACGAACCTTCGGCCCCCTGAAGCACGCCGCGAAACTACTTGCCCGCGCCTCCGGAGCGACCCCCAGGACGTGCGAGAACTGGCTCGCGGGAGAACGTGCGCCGAACGGCGAGAACCTCGTCGAACTGATGGCCGCGTGCTCCGAGCTTGCCGAGGAGATCAACCGCCTCGTCGAAGAACGCCGTTCGGCGCGCGGAGAAAAATGACCCTGGCGGTCGAGTTCACGGGCTGGCGTGATGTTCGATGCCGACGAAACGAACTCCGGTTGGGCTGGGTCACGCTCTGGTGGTCGCCCGGATCGATCACAAACGAAATGGCCCGGCTGCGCGTGGCGCTGGAGCTGGCCACGGCCGAACTGAAAGCAACGCGACACTAAGGGAGGCGGGGATTTATGTGGACAGTATCATGGCAGGACTTTCGCCGTCACGAGTTCGGCGACCCGATGCCGCCGATTGAACGCGAGACCTTCGAAACGAAGGACGCGGCCGACCGGCGAAAGACCGAGTTGAAATCGTCGCGTGTCGTGGCCTGCGTGACGCCGCTGGCGATCCGGCATCGGCGACAAAAACCCAGGCTCGACGGCGAGGCTCCGCGCTTCAATGCGAACTGGACGCTGGCGGAATGATGAAAGTCCTCGATCTCTTCTCGGGTATCGGCGGGTTCAGCCTTGGCCTGGAACGGACGGGCGGCTTCAGGACCGTGGCGTTCTGCGAGATCGATCCATTTTGCCGCCGCGTGCTGGCGAAGCATTGGCCTGGGATTCCCTGTTATGAGGATGTTAAAAATCTCACCGCCGATCGACTCACGGCAGATGGAATTTCCGTGGATGTCGTTTGCGGAGGATTCCCCTGCCAGGACATCAGTTACGCCGGACGAGGCGCCGGGATCGATGGCGAGCGGTCTGGACTATGGACCGAATACGCCAGGCTCATTGGCGAGATACGACCCCAATACGTCATTGTGGAAAACGTCGCAGCACTCCTTGTTCGGGGGCTTGACAGAGTTCTCGGATCGCTGGCCACGCTCCGGTATGATGCGGAATGGCATTGTATCCCGGCTTCCCACGTTGGCGCACCGCATATCCGGGACCGGATTTGGATCGTTGCCCAGCCACAGCATACCGACACCAACGTCTCAGGATCACATCGAACGACGATCAACGAGTTCGGAGGCGTTGAATTTCGGGACAAACAAATCCGTCTCCCTCGATCGGTTCGTGAAGATGTGGCCGACCCCGTCAGCGTCGGGCTTCGAGGTAGCGGATATTCCCGCGCTGCTGGCCAGACGAGAGGCGTGCAAGGCCAGGAACAAGAACGGCAATGGGTTCGGTCTGACGCTTCAACAGGCTGTCAAAATATCAGAAACATGGCCGACACCGCACGCAAACTGCTCAACCGGCGCTGGCCAATCACCTGGGAAACAGGGCGGGGAGAACCTTCAAACGGCGGTTGGTGGGCATCTGAACCCGACGTGGGTGGAAGCCTTGATGGGTTTTCCGCCTGGTTGGACCGATCTGGACTTGTAGGCACCGAACCCCATAAGCTATTATTGGCTTATGCCAATGCCTCGGAAGACGGACCCTTTGAAACACTGCGATCATTGCGGGGTGCGATTGACGCGCAGCGTGATGAACGGGCGGCTGGAGGACAGGACCGTATTTCTTCGGAGGCGGTTTTGTTCGCTTACCTGCGCGAACTCTCGACGCAATCCGAAGAACAAAGCGACATTCAGCCTTCGGGCGCGGAAGCATATCAAAACAGCTTGCGAAGCGTGTGCGGCGACAAAGTCATTACACGCCCATCATGTGGACCAGAAAATAACGAACAACGACCCGGACAACATCCAGACCTTGTGCAAGCAGTGTCACGATTTTTGGCACGCCACGCAGAAGCGTCGTGGTTGGCATACCGCCGGACGGATGCCGCCGCTCCGGTAGGTTGGGAAACCGGCATTGCGAGAGTGGCTTATGGGATTCCCGCTCGGGTGGACCGCTTGCGTGGCCTCGGTAACGCCGTCGTCCCGCAAATCCCCGAACTGATCGGCCGCGCCATTCTGGAATCGCGGCCATGAGCGAACACTGGTCGGACAACCCGCCGGATCGCATCGTGACGATGCCACGCTGTCCGAGCCTCAACGCGTTGTGGGTCCGCGCGCCCGGCAAGCCGCGCGTCCGTTCGGAGGCATACCGCGACTGGGCGCGCGCCGCCGGTTGGGACGTGAAGCGCCAGCTTGTCGGTGTGCCGCCCGTGGATTGCAGATTCAACGCGCTGATTGAGGTGCCCATCACCAGGCGCGACACGGGGAACTGGGAGAAAGCCGTTATGGATTTGTGCGAGTCCGTCGGCCTGGTAACGAATGATGGAAACGCCTGCGAAATAACCATTCGCCCCGTCGCGCGCGAGGACGTGATGGTGGCGCTGTGGATGCTGCCGGACATGGGCGGGGTACGTGCCCCGGCGGCCCCACGCGTGCGGCCGGTGATGCGGCGGACGGCGCCGAAGCGGCGGACGCTGACATGGATCATGCCGGCGTGAACGCGCGGGAGAAGATATGGGCGTGGATCGAGGCCGAGCGCCGGGGCGGTCCGGAAGGGAGCCACGTCCTGCATGCCTCGCCGCGCCGGATCGCCGAGGCGACGGGCGTCGGGCTGGAGTGGGTCAGAACGATAATGGAGCAGTGGTGCGACGAAGGTTGCCTGATCCGCGTTGAGTTCAAACACTATCGGATCGTCGAGGCGCCGAAACTGGACGGTATCACGCGCCATCCGGTCTGGTCGCCCGAGGCGCGCGAGAAGTTGGCGGAATTGTCGGCGCGCGGGCTGACGTTGGTCGAGATGGCGCGCGAGATGAAATCGACGGTCAACGCCATCGCCGGACAACGTAGCCGCCTGGGCCTGCCGAAACGGCCGTCACCCATTCGGCGCGCGGCGGAGCAGGAGCCATGAGCCGGCAACTGGAATTGTTCGCGCGACGGGGTGGCGGGCCAGCCCGGTCCGGCTCCCGACCGGCCCAGGCCCCGACGAGGATCAACGCAAGATCCCCTCCCGAGCCGTTCGATTTCGCGGCCGCCATCGCCCTCGACCCACGCGCCGCGCCTCAGCCGGACGTGCCGGTGCCGGAGTGGCTCAGGCTGCGGACCGATCCGTGACGTGTTCCCGCCCCTTGCGTGACCGACGCTGTTCCACGGCATCGAGGATCAGACCCTCGATCCAGGCCGACAGCGTACGGCGTTCAACGGCAGCGATTCGCTCCGCCTCGCTTTTCACGTTGGGCGTCGTCCGCATCAGGATATTTGCCGTTCGCCGCTCAGAAACCATCATACACCTGATTGACATTGTATCTACTCACTTGTATAAACAACCGCTATCGCAATGTCAAGGAACCCACACATGAACGAAATCCGCCCGCCGTCGGGCTATCGCGTGGAGAACGTGATGACGGCATGGCACGCGGCCCGCGAACGGCTGCTCGCCGAAGACCCCGCGCTGGAACACGACGAGGCCATGCTGGTCGAACTTCTCGGCCCCGAGGAAGGCGAGGTGGAGGAGATCCTGGCCCGCCTCGTGCGCGGCGCGGTGCACGCCGAGTCCATGGCCGACGCCGCCGCCGATCGGATCGAAGCCATGCGGGAACGGGCGGCCCGGTTCAAGGCTCGCGCACAGACCATGCGGGCCACGGCATTCGCCGTCATGGACAGCACCGGGCTCAGGAAGCTGGAACTGGAGGACGTCACCGCATCCGTTCGCCAGGGCACGCCCTTGGTCAAAGTCACCGACCTGGACGCTGTGCCCGACATCTACGTCGAGACCGTCGTCACCCGGCAACCCGACAAGCGGACAATCCTGGCCGTGATGAAGGCCGGCGAGACTGTTCCAGGCTGCGAACTCTCCAACGCGATGCCCACACTCGCGTTGCGGACCCGATGATTACGCACCAAGAAAATCTGGAGACACATCCCATGAGCGACATTATTTCCACCAGCAATTCCGACCCTATAACAGCATTATTAGTTCGTGCTGCCACAGACACGAACTTTGATGCCGGAAAATTCGAAGTGGCGGTGAACTTCCTCCGCGAGCGCGAGGCCACCCAGGCGCGCCGCGCCTTCAACGACGCCATGGCAAGCGCGCAGGCCGAGATGCGCGCCATCCACCGGGACGCCAAGAACGACCATCTACGCTCGCGCTACGCGACCCTGGACGGCATGCTCTCCACCATCCTGCCCGCCGCCACCAGGCACGGCCTGAACGTCCGCTTCGGCTCCGCGCCCGCCACGCAGCCAGGATGGCAATGCGTCACCTGCATCGTGTCGCTCGGTGACCACGTAGAGATCACCAGCCTCGAAGGCCCGGTCGTGGTCGCCGGAGCGGCCGGCGGCCGAACCCAGATGACCGGCATCCAGGCCACCGGCAGCACAACCACATACCTGAAACGCTACCTCCTCGGTATGGTGTTCAGCCTCGTCCTGACCGACGAGCAAGACGATGACGGTGAGGCCGGCCGCCGGCGGTGGACCGCGCCACCATCACGGCCACCCGTCGCGGAGATCGAGCAACCCAAACGCCCAACCGTCACCCAATGGCTCGATGCCCTGGCGTCGGAGTTGGCCGCCTGCGAGGGGGGCGAAGAGGTCGATGCGATACTGGCCCGCGATGATGTGCAGCAGGCACAGGACAAACTCCGCAACGGCGCCGCCGACCGGCTGAACCATATGATCCACGCCGCGATCGCGCGAACCGCCGCCACCGAGACATCCGCCCCGGAGGACGACGGACTGTACGCGCCCGGAGAAGATCCATTCCGTGAGCCGGCCGCCGCCGGGTGAGCGTGTGGACAAACCACCGGACGGGGCGCAAAAGCAAAGGCCCGGAGCGATTGGAGTCGCTTCGGGCCTGTGACTTGTTCAACTCGCCGGGTGATGACCGGGAAGATGGGGTCTCGGTAACCCCCTTCTGCCCGATCATGGCGCGGCGTGCAAGGGGAGAGGCGTGCTCACCGCACCAGCCGAGAGCCGGTCCATGCACCGGCCCATGAAACTGCCGCCACCTCCGTTCCTGGTTCAGCAACGCGCCTCCGACGCGGCGTTCGAACTGCTGAACAACTTCGCGGATCGGCTCACCCTCGAACAGCGCATCCGGCTGACAGTAACAGCCATGTACGCCCCCGAACACCTCGGCTGGGCAGAGGTCGGCGACGCACTCGCGCTCTGGGCGCTGGTCGTGGAAGTGCGGGTATGACCCAGGCCCTGGATATCATCGCCGCGACCCGTCAACACCTCTGGAAGGCCGGATTCAGACCCGTGCCAATCCACAACTGGGACGCCAAAGGACCGTCCCCAGGCAAACGCCCCCTCGGCGACAACTGGCGCGAGTCAGCCCTCAAAGACCCGCCGTTCTGCACCACCATCCCACCCGTTGAGTTCGCGACAAACACCGGAATCCTCGGTGACCGGTTGCGGCCTATCGATATCGACGTGGACGATCCAGGGATCGCGAACCGCATCCGCGCCATGGCCGTGGACAGGTTCGGCGAGGCGCCAATCCGCAGGCGTCGCAACTCGCCGCGCTGCCTGTTACTGTACCGCGCCGCGACAGGCGCACCAGGCAAGGTCGCCATCACCGGCGTCATGCACACGCCAGGAAACTCCCTGAAGGTCGAGATCCTCGGCGCCGGACAGCAATTCGTCGCCTTCGGACGCCACGACAGCGGCGCCGACCTCGAATGGTTCCCCGAGGCGCCGGGCGAGATCGCCGCCGACCAATTACCCGCGATATCGGAAGACGCCGTGCTGGCGTTCCTGCGGGAAGTGGCGCCCCTGATCGGCGCCGAGCCGCCAGGATACGCCAACGGCCATGCGCGGGATCACCACGCCGCCACCGATCCCCAGGCCGAACCCCTGCGCGTCGCCGCCGCCATGGCAGCCATCCCAAACACCGCTCCGGCCGACTGGGACGCATGGACCCGCATCGGGCTGGCTCTCTGGGCCGCGACCGGAGGTTCCGCCTTCGGCGCCGAACTGTGGGACCAGTGGTCGAAACGGCATCCAAAATACAATGCGGAGGAGACCGAGAAACGCTGGCAAGACTTCCACGATAGCAAACCGACCAGGATCGGCGCCGGAACCCTGTTTCATATGGCCGGCGGCACGTTCCACCCCGAACCAGACGTGCCGGAGCCGCCGCCAACACCGGACGACCCCGGTTGGTGGCACTCTCTCGAACAAAGTATCGTTTCAGATCAACCCGCCCCGGAGACGCCAGACTTCAGCGGAGACGCGGCGGAGACACGAGCGGAGACCCAGGCCGACGCACGCGACGGGCTCGTCATCAATCCACCCGTCCACTGGACCGCGCCCGCGCCACTCCGCCAATGGCTCATCGATCAGTGGATACCCATCGGATACGTGACCGGCCTTTACGGTGATGGCGGCGTCGGAAAATCGCTCCTCGCCCAGCAACTCCTCAGCTCCACGGCTTTGGCTCTGCCGTGGCTCGGTCTTACCATCAGGGGCGGCCGGGCCTTCGGGTTCATGTGCGAGGACGATGCCAACGAACTCCACCGCCGACAGGAAGGCATCAACCGATCCTGCGGCGTAACCATGGGAAACCTCGAAAACCTGCGGATATCCGCGCGTCTCGGGTTCGATAATCTGCTGATGACGTTCGACCAGGAAAACCGTGGGAAACCCACCGGCCTGTTCGGCCAGATGTGCGAGTACCTGGATAAGTTCCGGCCGCGCCTCGTGGTGCTCGACACGCTCGCCGACATCTTCGGCGGCAATGAGGTCAACCGCTCGCAGGCGCGACAGTTCGTGCAGGGCGTCGGCGGCAATATCGCCCGACGCTACGAGTGCGCCGTCGTTATCCCGGCTCATCCATCCCTGTCTGGACTGGCCAACGGGACGGGAACCAGCGGATCGACCGGGTGGAACAACACCTTCCGGTCCCGGATCTACGTGACGCGGCCAAACGAAGACAGCGACCTCCGGCTGGTCAGCCGGATGAAGTCCAATTACGCCCCCGCCGGCGGAGAGATCACCGCGACCTATGAGAACGGCGCCTTCGCCAACACAACCCCGATCAAGGACCGCCCCGAACTCGACTGGCCGGACATCGAAGCCATCTTCGCGGAGATCGATCGCGCATGGAAAGCCGGAGACCCCTGGTCAAGCGAACCACGAGCCAGAAACCATGGACGATATATAGGACTGTGGGCCTCGCAACATCGCGGCGTGAATGAGAAAAAAGTCGGCAAGGCGGTCCAGGCATGGCTCACCGAAGGCTACCTCAGAGTGGAGATTATCGATACGAAAGCGAAACTCCGAGGCCTCCGGGTTCTGAAGGTTCTACAACCATAGGTTTACGGAGACGTACTCAAAAGTCATGATTTCCGTCTCCGCCGCCGGAGTCACAATAATGAGAATGGGCATGTCTCCGCCAATGATATCAATGCCCCCGGAGACGCGCGGAGACCCAAGCGTAACGATCAAACATGGATACGCCGCCTGATCGCGTAACGATCGCGTAACCAATTGGAAATCTTACTCTTTTACCGCGCGGAGACCCTGCGGAGACGTGGCGGAGACATACCCCCCATACCCCCCACCCTCCCACAAGGGAGGGGGCCTTTGATAAGGCCCCTCAAGTGGGAGGGTAATGCAACCAAAAGGACGCGCGCATGAAGGCCTCGGACACAAAAAAACCGCCGCCATAGGGGGAAGGGCGGCGGCGGTCGGAGTGGATCGTGGTGACAGTCGCGAGGCGTCCCCGCGACGGAGCAGACTAGCGCCGCATCTCCCCCGCGCGCCAGACCCGCCAGTCGTCCGGCGCCGGGTGCAGCTCGTGCCAGTCCCATGCCGATACCAGCCAACGCGCCAGCGGGAGGGGAACCGGAGCCGTCCCACGCGCCCACCGGGTAGGTAGCCCACTGTCACACCGCAGACGCCGCGCAAGCTCGCGATGGCTCCAGCCGAGGGCAGCCATGGCGGCGCTGAACTCGGCGGGGGTCACGAAAGACGTTCCAGCCTGGCCAACGCTTGCACGCGATGGCAATCCGCTTTCCGGTAGTAGCACCACGCATGGCCCATCTCGATGGCGAGGATCTGCGCGGTGCCCATCGAACCGTCGTCGCTTTCGTGCCGCACCGTGTCGCCGATAGCGAACGCGGCTCTCGTCTCGTCGTCCATCGTATGTCTCCTGCTGAAATGAAGGGGCGGGGCACGAGGCCCCGCCGGAGGGTCAGGCGTGGCGACAGGTCGGATGACACCTGAGCAAGCCGCAAAGCAGTGTGTGACCAGATCTTATGGTCGCCGCGTCGCGCTTCGCCTTGTCCGCCGCCAGATCCCGGCGATACTGAGGGCTGCGTGAGTAGCGGAGCCAATCGGCCGCGTGTTTCAAAGTTGAGCGTTCGAGATTTGTCATCGGTCTTGTCCCCTGCTTGATGACGAGACCATACAGTGTCCGCATTTTGTCGTCAATGACAAAATGCGGACAGATGCGATTTATTTTCCGGCCTGGGCGAGGCGCCCGTACAAACCTCGAGGTCGGCCGCAAACGTCCGTTTGAACATGCGGCCAGCGCGCGTTTTGCCGCGTTAATCGCTCGATTTGTACGGAATCAAGGGCGTCCAGGCCCATTTCCATACATAAAACCGCGATTAACACCGCCAACTTACCCAAACGGTTACTTCAGGTATCGCGGCGTGTAAGCCGTTGAGGTAAGGGTCGGATGGGTTGACTGGCGAAAGCCGCGCTAAATTTGGAATCCGACCAGCCATCGGTAGTGAATGGCGGGAGGCGTGGGGACGAAGGGCCGGGACCGCTGACGGGGCAGCTATCGCCCCATGAATATTCCGCGAGTGGCTTCGCGGGGAGTGCCTGACACCTCAGTCAACCCATCTTCCCGTGTCTGACTGCACCGCCAACTTACCCAAACGGCCATTTCAGGCATCGCGGCGCGGAAGTCGTTGATATCGCGGTATCTGGTATTGACACGCGACGCAGCTGGTGTGGTAGCCGGATACCACATCACAAAAACTGGCGGGGAACCGTGCGAAAACCACGCCCGAACGCCGTAATGATGGACTCATCAAAAGCCAGACTGGCAGTTTCCTATCTGCCCGTGGCCGAACTCGTCCCCGCCGAACGTAACGCACGCACCCATTCCCCCGAGCAAATCCAGCAGATCGCCCGCTCGATCGGCGCCTTCGGTTGGACCAACCCGATCCTGGTCGACGAGGCACGTGCCATCATCGCCGGCCACGGCAGGCTGGAGGCGGCACGGGTGGCGGGACTGGCCGAGATACCCACGATCACGCTGGCCGGCCTCAGCGCCGCTCAGAAGCGCGCCCTGGCCATCGCCGACAACAAGCTGGCGCTCAATGCCGGATGGGACGACGAACTGCTGCGGCTGGAACTGGGCGAACTGGGGCTTGAGGGCTTCGATCTCGGCCTGATCGGGTTCAGCGACCTGGAACTGAAGGACATCCTCGCCGATCGCACGGACGGGCTCACAGATCCCGACGACGTGCCCGAGCCGCCGGCGGAGCCCGTGACGCGCCTGGGCGACGTGTGGTTGCTCGGGCGGCATCGGCTGGTGTGCGGGGACTGCACCGACGCGGGCGTGGTCGAGGCCGCGCTGGACGGCGTGGTGCCGCACCTGATGGTGACCGATCCGCCGTATGGGGTGGACTACGATCCCGCGTGGCGTAGCGGCGAGGGTGTGGCCGATTCCATTCGGCATCCGAAAAAGGGAGCAACCGGCAAGCCTCGGAATGACGCTCGTGCTGATTGGTCGGAGGCGTGGGCATTATTCCCTGGCGATGTGGCCTATGTGTGGCACGGTGATCGGCAGCTTGTCGGCATGGCATTGGACCTTGAGGCGGCAGGCTTTGAACCACGCAACCTCATTGTGTGGGCCAAGCATAGATTCGTGATTAGTCGCGGCCATTATCATTCGCAGCATGAGTCTTGCTGGTATGCGGTGCGGAAATCCGCGACGGGACATTGGCAAGGTGACAGGACGCAATCAACGCTCTGGCAAATGGACGCTCAACAGAGATCCGAAACCGGCCACAGCACCCAAAAGCCCGTCGAGTGCATGCGTCGTCCGATCGAGAATAACAGCAGCCCCGGTCAGGCGGTCTACGACCCCTTCGTGGGCTCCGGCACGACGATCATCGCCGCCGAGATGACCGGCCGCGCGTGCCACGCAATCGAAATATCCCCAACGTATGTCGATGTCGCCGTGCTGCGCTGGCAGGCGTTCACCGGCCAGACCGCGACGCTCGCAGCCGACGGCCGCGCGTTCGCCGACATCCAAACAGAGCGAGGATTGTCCCATGCCGCTTGAGGGCTTCGATGACGCTGACGTGCCGCCGCGTGATATGGGCCGCCGCTCTGGCCCCGGATCGAGCGCGAAGATCGATCTTGGCGTGCTTGAACGGGGTGCGTCGATCGGCTGCACGATGCACGAACTCAAGGCATTAAGCGGCACGCCACACTCGACATTCTTCAAGCATCTCGCGGAAGACCCGGAGGTTAAGGCCGCCATCGAGCGCGGTGCCGAACTGGGACGCGCCACGTTGCGCCGGGCGCAGTGGCAGGCCGCTGTCACGGACAAAAACCCAACGATGCTCGTATGGCTCGGCAAGCAACTGCTCGGACAACAGGACTCGCTGACCCTGACGGCGGATCTGAACATCCACCGCGTGCTGTCCGAAGCACCGTTGACGATCGAGCAGTGGACGGCGCTTAACGTTACGAAACCCGATGATGAAACCTGACCCGGCCACTCGCCATGCCGCTCGATAACGCGCCAGCCCGCCTCGTCTGGGCGCCGCAGCCGGGACAGCAGCACAAGCTGGTCACCTGCCCCTATACTGAGATCCTGTTCGGTGGAGCGCGCGGCGGAGGTAAAACGGACGGCGTCCTTGGGAAATGGGCGGTCAAGGCGCAGCGTTATGGCGTTGGCTTCAATGGCGTGTTCTTCCGTAAGGAAATGCCGCAGGCTGACGACCTGATCGAGCGCGCCAAGGAAATCTACATCCCGCTGGGCGCCGAGTGGCGCGAGCAGCCGCGCCAGTTCCGCATGCCGGGCGGTGGCCGCGTGCGGTTTCGCCCGCTGGAGAACGTCTCCGACGCGAGCAAATACCAGGGCCAATCGATCAGCGATTGCGCGGTGGAGGAGGCGGGTAACTTCGAGGACCCGAAGCCTATCGATATGCTGTTCGGCGCGTTGCGTTCCAAGAGCGGCGTTCCCGCGCAACTGATCCTCACCGCCAATCCCGGCGGCGTCGGGCAACAGTGGATCAAGCACCGTTACATCGACCCGGCGCCGCGCGGCATGGTTCCACTCGTCCGCAAGTTGCCGAACGGCGAGGAACATCGTTTCATTTACATACCGTCTCGCATTCAGGATAATCGTATCCTGTTGCAGAACGATCCCACTTACATCAATCGTCTGCACCTCGTCGGCTCGCCTGAACTGGTCCGCGCGTGGCTGGAGGGCGACTGGAACGTGGTCGCCGGGGCGTTCTTTCCCGAGTGGTCATCCGACCGGCACATCATCATGCCTCGATCCCTCCCCGATCACTGGGCGCGGTTCCGCTCGTTCGACTGGGGCAGCGCGCGTCCGTTCGCGGTGCACTGGTGGGCGGTCAGCGATGGATCGGTTCCCGATATCGCGCGCGGCTGCCTCGTCTGTTACCGCGAGTGGTACGGCATGAAGCCGAACGAGCCGAACGTCGGGCTGCGTATGACGGCGGAGCAGGTGGCCGAGGGCATACGCGCGCGTGAGCGTGATGACCCGAAGCCCGCCAGCGGCATGATGGTGGGCGTTGCCGATCCCGCGATCTTCAGCGAGGACGGGGGGCCGAGCATCGCGTCCAGGATGACCCAGGCGGCGCGCATCGTGTTCCGGCCGGCGGACAACAAGCGGGTGCCGCAACGAGGTGCCATGGGCGGCTGGGATCAGGTCCGCGCGCGGCTGGTGGGTGATGGCGACGGTAACCCGATGGTGGTGCTGTTCGCGACCTGCCGGGATCTTATCAGGACGTTACCCGCGATGCAGCATGATGACGCGAGGCCGGAAGACCTGGCGACCGATGGCGAGGATCACGCGGCAGACTCTTGCTTCGTGGCTGGTACAATGATCGAAACAGCACGCGGCGCGGTGCCGATCGAGGCCATGCGGGTTGGGACATTAGTACAGACCCGTCTCGGGTTGCGACCTGTCTGTGCTGTCTTCAGCAACGGGATGCGTTCGATTTACCGACTGCCGCTGTCGAATGGCGTCATCCTCTTTGGTACGGCCAATCATCCAGTCTGGATCGATGGAAAAGGGTTTATTCCGTTGGCGGAACTCCGATACGGTGATATGATGCGCCCATGGAAAACCCCAGTAAATACCACAGTGCCGCGCGGAAGATATGGGCTCGCGTCAATGGTGAAATCCCTCCACTCCACGATATTCACCACCGCGACGGCGATCCGAAGAACAATGATCCCGCGAACCTGGAATGTCTGCCTCGTGGGCAACACCGAAGCGAACACTGGGCTGAACGAGAACCCGTCGAATATGTTTGCGAGGTCTGCGGGAGTGGGTTCAAGAGCATATGCGCGTGGTCTCCCCGTTTTTGCTCGAATGCCTGTAAGTCGAAATGGCGGAGAGACGCGGGCCTTGATGTCGTCGAGCGCCGATGCGAAGGCTGTGGCGGTCTGTTCTTCGTCAATCGGTTCAAGGCTGGGGTCTATTGTTCCCGTGAATGTTCCGACCGGTTCGTGGCGGGCAAATATGAGCGGACTGTCGCAACGTATCGGTGCCACCATTGCGGCGTTATGTTCGAGGCCAGGGACGAACGCGCGATCTGGTGCAGTAACCGTTGCAGACGAGCCAACGATCGTCGGAAGGAAAAGGGTCTACAACCTCTCGGTGGAGGGAGTTGAAGAGTACTTTGCCAACGGTATTCTTGTTAGTAATTGCAGATACGCTATGATGTCACGTCCTTACGTTCGCGATATGGAACGGCAGAAGCCGCGCGATAGTTGGGACGCGGCGTTCAATCGTGACGACAACGAAGTGCGGGACTGGAGGGTGGCGTGAGAACGAAGCGACCTTCTGAGAGGGTGGCGGATGAGGTGCTGCTCGATCTGTTCGCGTTGAAGGAGCGGGCTCAGCAGCGGGCCGAAGCCGAGTGGCAGGCCGGATGGGCACGGGAAGCGGCGGCACGGACGGCGGAAGAGAAGGAAAAGGCCAGGTTGAGCCGCATCGCCCGCTATGCCGGGCGATATCTCGCGGCAATCATGCCGGACGATCCCGGTGACTTCGACTGCCTGGGGTATCGGCGGCGTTGCCACATGCGCGGTGACTTCACGTTTCGTGTCGTATCCGCGATGGACGATGACGTGATCGCGGCCACCTTACAAACATTGAAGCGCGAATTGCCCATCGGCGCACATGTCCCGAGGGACGTGGACGGTAGTGTGCCGGTGCGCGTCGTGCGGTGCGACGGCGGCATTGCGTTGCTTGTAGGCTATGATCTCAAGGAGCCCGCCGCATGAAACGGGGACAGATCAGGGGACTGACTGGTGATCGCCTGATAACTGGCGGAAAAGCGTCAAATTGGGCGGATGTATCATCCGCCGGAGGGGATTAATGACTGACATTCGCACATTGTCCGGCGCCCAGTTCCAGCGCGAGGTCGGCGCCGACGTGGACAAGTGGGCCGACGCGGCGATGGTGGCGGCCGAGGATCTCGGCTTCAAGATCGATCGGGATTGGATACGATCGCTGCTGGCCGACGCCATGGCGGCCGCGCGCGAGGGGTCGATCCGCGAAGTGATCCGGCCGGCCGCGTCTACCTGATGTCCCAGGCCCTCTACCCCGATCCGCCGACGGACCCGGAGGCCGCCGAGGCATCCCGGCCGAAGGGTGGCCCGGGCATCGCGTCCGACCGCTACCCGCGCAATCTCGATGACCTCCACGCGCGGCTCGTGCGGTGGTTCGAGGACGGCGAGACGGCGACCTCTGATGGCCGCCGCCTGTCGCAACGGGACCGGGACTATGTGTGCGGCAACCAGTGGACACGGGCCGAGCTGGACGTGCTGAAGGCGCGCGGCCAACCGGACGTGACGATCAACTATTGCAGCCGCAAAATTGAACTCATGTGCGGCCTGGAGCGCAAATCGCGCACCGACCCGAAGGCGTTCGCGCGCAACCCGGCCGACGAGGACAAGGCCGACGCGGCGACCCAGGCGTTGCGTTACATCTCCGACGACAACAACTTTCCGCTGATCCGGTCTGACGTTTACGAAAACATGATGGTCGAGGGCGTCGGCGGGGCAGAGCTTGGCCTGGAGGATGATGGCAAGGGCGGTGCGGACATCACGATCACTCAGGTGCCGTTCGATCGTTTGTTCTGGGACCCGCATTCGCGCCGCCTGGACTTCAGTGACGCGCGCTACAAGGGCATCGTGATCTGGATGGACCGGGACGAGGCCTATGAGATGTGGCCGGACGCGGAGGATCTGATCAGCGATGCGTTCCAGACACGGGACGGGAGTTATACCGACCGGCCGAACGAGGTGGTGTGGTGCGACAGTACGCGCGAACGCATCCGCGTCGTGCAGTGCCACTGGCGCGAGCGTGACGCGTGGTGGGCGGCGACATTGACCCGCGCCGGCTTCCTGGCCGAGCCGACGAAATCACCATACCTGGATCACAAGGCCCGTTCCGCATGTGGTCTGATCATGGCCAGCGCGCACGTAGACCGCGAAAATAATCGGTACGGCATGGTGCGCGACCTGATCAGCGAGCAGGACGAAATCAACAAGCGACGCAGCAAGGCGCTGCACCTGTTGAGCGTCAAGCAGGTCATCATGGAGGATGGCGCGGTCGCCGATATCGACAAGGCGCGGCGCGAGGTCGCGCGGCCGGACGGGCTGGTCGTCATCAACCCCGGCATGAAGTTTGAGATCCACGACACGGCGGAACTGGCCGAGGGGCAGTTCAAGTTGTTGCAGCACGCGACGGCCGAGATGCAGGCCTCCGGGCCGAACGCCTCGATGTCCGGCACCGATCCGCGCGAGTTGTCCGGCCGCGCCATCCTCGCCCAGCAGGCGGGCGGCGCGGCGGCGCACGAGCCGATCGCCGACACGCTGCGGATGTGGTCGCGGACGCTCTATCAGGTGGCATGGATGGCCGCGCGGCAATACTGGACGGCCGGGCGTTGGGTGCACGTCACCGATGACCTGGGCAACACCAAATATGTCGGCATCAATCAGCCGGTGCGCGTGATGGACGAACTGGCCGAGATGCCGGAGCAGCAGCGGGCGCAGGCGATGCAGGCGATGCAGATCGTGCCGGGTGATCCAAGGTTGCAACAGGTGATACGGATAGACAACGACATAACGGATATGGATGTGGACATCACGATCGAGGAAGGCATCGACGTGCCCTCGATTCAGGCCGAGCAGTTCCAGGTGCTCATCCAGCTCGCCGGCACGCAGCCGGGTTTGATCCCGCCGGAGATCCTGATCGCGTCGTCGAACCTACGGAACAAGGATCAGATCCTGCAACAGTTGAAGGAGAGCCAGCAGGCGCGGGCGCAGCAGCAACAGACGGTGCAGAAGATGGCCCAGGACAAGGCGCAGGCCGATACCGCGGCGACCCAGGCCAAGGCCGCCGCCGACTTCGCTTTGGCAAAGGAGCGCCAACATGCGGTGGTGCATCACATCGCCGACGTGCATACCGGATGGAACGACATGAACGCGCCACCGGACCCGCCGTCAGATCCGGGCACCGTGGTGCCTCCCGAGGTGCGGGCGATGATGGACGGGGCGAACCTGCGGGGCATGCACGCGAAGGCGGCGGTCGATGAAGCCAGGGCGAATGATCTACGGCAGAGCGCCGTGCAGCGTGTGGGTGATATGTTGATTGCCCGCCACAACGCGCTCGCACCGCCTGAACAGGGTGCGGAGCCGTGATCGCCGCGAATTGGTGGGCACAACGGCGGGGCATTGTCTGGCAGCGCCGAAAAGCGGCGGGAATATATATGCGCCAACGGCGGCCACGCCGCACTGACTACACTTTAGACGCTTTCACGTGGAAATGGGTATGTTCACGCCATCGCCGCTTTCCTGACTTGCGAGACCGGATCAGGGATAATCTCACAAAGCAATGGCACCGGGTCCTTGATCGCCATCCACGCTCTCACGGACATGCGGTGTGGCTCAATGTCCAAAGGAGATATGGTCGCATGGTCTGGTCTGGCTCATCACACCACATGGCCCGGCCATATAGGGAGGGAGCCGTCGCCAAGCGGATCAACGACGTGATGATCGCGCGGCAGAACGCGCTCGCGCCGCCGGAGCAGCCGGGGGGCGGGCCATGAGCGGTGACCTCGACGCATTCCTGAAGGGCGGCGGCATGCCATCCAAAGAGCCGGAGCGAGCCGAGCACGCGCCAAGCGGGCCTTCCGACGCGGATATGGCGGCAGTCAGGGAGAAAATGCGCGTCGCGCAGCTATCCGTGACGGTCGCTCAATTCATGGCCGTGCTCAGCACCATGCCACCCGATGCCGAGGTCAAATTCCTGTTTGATGGATTCATCACTCCCCACGCCAGCGCGGTATGGCTGGCACGGGATGGACGCGTCATCATAGCTCAGGCGGGAGACACAGTTTACAGAGCGGAAGACCAACCGGCGGGCGTTGAATCAACGGACTGGGAGCCGCCACCATTCGATGACCCGGCGAGAGGCGCCTGAATGTCTGACAGTCCCTCGCAGCTCGACGCATTCCTGAAGGGCGGCAATCCCCCGGAAGCCACGCCACCAACCTCCACGGACGGCGGCAAACCCCCGGCCACGCCGGAAGCCCCGAAGCCGACCATGGAGGCCGCGCCGGCCAAGGACGCGGCACCCGCGAAGCCGGCCGCCACGCCGGACCCGGACGACGACGCGGAGCCCGGCGATCCGGAGCCGGGCCAGCCGATCGTCCCGCGCACGGCTTACGAGAAGGAACGGCAGCGCCGGCAGAACTGGGTCGAGCGCGCGAGTCGCGCCGAGGCCGAGCGGGACGCACTGGCGAAGCAGCTTGAGGACGCGAAGAAAGGCCCGCCACCGCCGCCGCCGCAGCCGCTGCCGCCGATCGACCCGGCGACGGACCCCGAGGGCTATACGCGCCGGATGCGGGGCGTGGTGCTGAACGAGCGCCTGAACACGTCCGAGATGATGGCGATGGATAAGCACGGGAAGGAAAAGATCGACGCGGAGACCGAGTACTTCAAAAAGCGCGGCGAGGCGGAGCCGCGATTGTGGGGCGAGCTGTATTCGCAGCCGCACCCCTATCAGTGGATGATCGACAACAACGCGACGGCGCGGCTGCACGAGGAAATCGGCACCGACCCGGCGGCTTATGAGGCCCGGTTGCGGGCGAAGTGGGAGCAGGAGCGCGGCACCGATCCGCCGGTCTCGCCGGTCTCGCCGGTCGCGGGGATGCCGCCGAGCCTCGCGAACGCGCGGAGCAGCGCGCCACGGGGGTCTAATGGTTTTCAAGGCCCCCCTTCGATGGACGATATCCTTCGCAGACCGGAGCGGAAACGGTGAGCCTCCTGACACCGCGCTCAGGCTTCAACTGGCTAGCGGTCTCGTGGGGCGGCCCTGACGAACCGGCCGCCGAGGAATGCAGCTATTGCGACGCGCCAATTCCGGATGACAGCGCGCCGTTGATCCTGTGGAACAACGATAGTTGGTGCGCGCGGTTCTGCGAAGCCTGTCAGGAACGCTGGTGGGGAGGGTGAGCCCGCTGGGACTGATCCTCGTCATTCTGTTGGTGCTGCTGTTGTTCGGCGGCGGGTTTGGGTATCGCGGCGTCTACGGTCAGTGGCCATACTACGGCTACGGTATCGGCGGGCTAGGTATCATCCTCGTCATCTTGCTTATCCTGGTGTTGTTCGGAAGAATATGACCGACCTCGCCACCGACAAACTGGTCATCATCGCGGCCATCCTCTACGCCGCGCGCTGGCAGCGCCGCGTTCCCGAATCTGACGCCGAAAAGCGCCGGATCATCGCGGACGCGCTGATCGATGCCCGGCTGATCGTGGCCGCCGTCTTGACCGAGACCGATTCCCCGGTCACGCTGCCCGAGCCGGAACAACCGCCGCCGTCGCCGGGCACAATCGGGCGTATCGCGGAAGTGAAGGCAACCCGTCGCCGGGGTTGATACGGGCGCTGGGCACCGCTGGCCCTTAAGCAGCGCGACCCCGTCGCCGGGGGACTGATCGGGCGTTGAGCCGTCGCCGGGCTTTATCCGGGCGTCCGTTCACGTCCCCTCAAATCCCCGCGACAGGAGCCAGTTAAATTGGCAGACATGAATGTTACGCCTGCGAGACAAGGGTTAACTCCTCTTGTCTGGGACAGCGATTTTTTCACGGAATACGTCAGGAAAAATCAGTTTGCGAGGTACATGGGCACCACCATGGGTGCCATGATCCAGGTCCGCGAGGATCTGACCCGCAAGGCCGGCGACACCGTGGTGTTCCCGACCGTCCGGCGTTTGGTCGGCGCCGGCGTGAGCGGCAACACCGTCCTGGAGGGCAACGAGGAGATCCTCAACGCCCGGAGCCTCAACCTGGTCGTGTCCGCGTTCCGGCACGCCGTCGCCGTCTCGGACTGGGACGAGCAGAAGTCCGTCATCGATCTCCGGGAGGCCGCCAGGGAAGCCCTGATGGTCTGGGAACTGGAGAAGATGCGGAACGACATCATCACGTCGTTGGAGGCGATCACCGCCGACAACAACGTGCAGGTGTCCTACGCCGCCGCCACCGCCGGCCAGCGCAACACATGGATGGTGAACAACGCCGACCGGGTGCTGTTCGGCGCGTCGAAGTCCAACGCCGTCTCCGGCGTCATGGCGACGGCGCTGCTGACGGTGGACAACACCGCCGACAAGATGACGGCCGCCATCGTCACGCTGGCGAAACGCATTGCCCGCACCGCGTCACCGCGCATCCGGCCGATTTCCGTCAACGACGACGAGGAATGGTTCGTGATGTTCATGCCGTCGCTGCCGTTCCGTGATCTCATGCAGGACCCGGTGATCATCAACACGTTGCAATACGCGTGGGATCGTGGCCGCGACAATCCGTTGTTCACGGCTGGGGACATCCTCTACAACGGCGTGATCATCCGCGAAGTGCCGGAGATGCCGGTCATCGCCGGAGCGGGCACCGGCGGCATTGACGTGGCGATGTCGGCGCTGTGCGGCGCGCAGGCGCTGGGCGTTGCGTGGGCGCAACGGATGAAATCGACCACCAACACGCGTGACTACGGGTATATGCACGGGGTCGGCATCCAGGAGATGCGCGGCATCGGCAAGTTGCGTTTCGGCACCGATCCGACTGTTGACACCACGAAGCCGGTCGATGCGGGGATCGTCTCGGTGTTCACCGCCGCTGTCGCAGACGCATAAGGGGGTCTCCTCATGCCAGCAACGGCGACGGGTCGAGGCGCGCAAGTGATCCTCGATGGCGACGCGCAGCGGGCCGCGCGCGGCGCTTATGCTCCGACGTATACCGCGAATGCCCGCGTCATGGAAAGTTTACGAGACTCGGGCCTCGTCGCCGATGGCACAACCACGCCGGACGGAACCACGAAGACAGGATCGCAGGCGAGCGATTATGTCATCGGCCCGGCGAAACGCGTCGGCGTTGCCTCAATGTCGCGGTCAGCTGGTTTGGCGCAACTCAGCAACCCGCGCACCAACCCGATCATGGCAACGCCGCCCGCGATCACGCAAAGCGCGACCATCAACGCGACATTGACGCGAACGGTGAACTGGAACGACGCGACGGCGAGCGTTTATAATTTTTATGGCGGGAAGCCGACCGCTGACATCGCCACGTTCTGCACCTTCAACTCCGTGACAATCAACGGTGGACAGAATGCTTTCGTCTGGCGCGCGGAAGCGATGGTCGACGCCATCAAGGTGCAGTTCACGGTCTTCAACTACGGCGGCACGCATTGCCGGTTTCTGGTCAACGATCAGTACGTGGCCGCGACACAAACCACGGTCGCCAACTCGGCAACGTCCTACATCACGTTGGACTTCACGGCGGCCGGCGGGCGCGCCGTTCGCAAGATCGCGCTGGAAGGCGAGAACGCGCTGGTATTTCAGTGCTTCTCGGTTCTGCCGACTGAGAGCCTGACAAAGCCGGGCGGCACGGTGACGCGCATGTTTGTTGTCTCCGATAGTTTTGGCGCTGGTGGTGGCGCTACCGAACGGTTCAAGGCGTTCCCTCAGGTGCTTGGTGATCTGCTGGGCATGCGTGACCTGTGGAACAACGGCGTGAGCGGCACCGGGTATCTGAACCCTGGCGCGGGGCAACTCACATTCCGCCAAAGGCTCTCGGACATGGTCACGGCGGCGCCGGACATCGTTTTGATCGTGGGTGGTCATAACGATACCGGCCCGGCGGCGTTGCAGGCGGAAACACTGACTTATCTCACGGCCATTCGCGCGCAATCGGTCCTGAGTGGAATCCCCGTCATCGTCGCTGGTGTGAACGGCGCCAATCAGGCAACCGCCACGACAATCCCGCTCGAAAACGCCATGGCGGCGGCGGTAACGGCGTTCGCTGATCCGTTGATGTATTTCGTGCCGGAGGTGACCAACGCGGCGGGGCCGTGGTTCACCGGCACCGGCTCGACGGCGGGCACGGCGGGAAACGGAAATTGTGACGTCTACATAAGTTCTGACGCGATTCACCCGAACGATGCTGGTCACGCTTTTCTCGCCGGCCGGCTGGCGGACGATATCCGGCGGATTTTGGGTCAATGGTAGGCGGGAGCAACCGATGAATGCCCATCTGGGTCAAAGTCGCGGCCTCCCTTGGTCCATTGTTGTTGGGCGCGCTGGTTACGATCGCG